TTGGTTTAATGGTAGAACGAAGGATAGAATGCGAACGTCACAAGCAACCTGATTACGATTTAGACCGATTGAATAGTGGTTGGTACAGTCAGGGGCATTTATGCAGACCATTTGCGAACCATGTGGAATGGCTAACTAAACTTTATAGCGATATACCGGTATGGACTACAAAGTAATTTTAAAAGCTATTAAGGATAAGAATGTAGAGTTACGTCACGATGTGGACTTAAGTCTTATATCGGCTTATCGTTTAGCTTTTATTAATAGAGGTTTTACTCAATTTAAACCTATCTATTATGTTAGATTCGATTGTGATTACTATAACCCGTTAAGTGTTAATGGAGTATTTATGTTAAATTGTATAAAGGCTTGGGGTGGTGAGATAGGGTTGCACGTAGATTCTTCTCAAATTAAAGATAAGGTTGGCTTAATCTCATATTTAGATTATTATAATAGTATTTATAAATTTGATAAATTTACATTTCATATTAACTCAGAACATACAAAAGGGTTTACATCTAAATTTTATGGAGGCTACGAAAACAAATCAATCGTATCTAAATACATATCCGATTCACGTGGAGAGTTTAACCAAACAAAACTAGATTGGATTAAAGATAACGATAACTTTACCTTACTTATCCATCCTGAATGGTGGATGCACGAAGGTACTAAAGAAGAAATAATAGCTAAAGCAATCAAAGAGATATTACCATGAGTAGATTAGATTTCATAAGAGAGCAAGGAAAGAAACAGCCGGTTAAGGCTAATGTAATAGTAGGCTCAAACTTTAAGCATGGTTCTAGTGTTTCAATAGGTGGGGATGGGTTCGGGTTTGAAAAGAATGAGCAGGGTGAATATGAGTTTATGCAGCACTTTGGTGACGTTTACATAGGCAACGATGTTTCAATAGGTTCTAACACTTGCATTGACAGGGGATCGGTTGAGCATACTCAGATAGGTAATGGGACAAAGATAGATAACTTAGTACACATTGCACACGGTGTAAATATAGGTGACAACTGTTTAGTGGTTGCTGGTACTGTAATTTGTGGTTCTGTTAAGATTGGTGGCAACACTTACATAGGCGCAAACGTAACGATAAGAGAACACTTAACAATAGGGAACAACGCATACATAGGGATGGGGTCGGTAGTAACGAAAGATATCCCCGATAATGAAATGTGGTACGGTAACCCGGCTAAATTTATAAAAAAGATATGATACATAGCACAGCGATAACTGAAACAACGATACCCGAAAGCACAAACGTGTGGGCTTTCACTCATATATCTAAAGGTGCAAAGATAGGCGAAGATTGTACAATAGGCGAAGGTGTTTACATAGGCGAAGACGTTGTGATAGGTGATAGGTGTCGCATTCAAAACGGGGCTTTACTATTTAAAGGTGTAACCATTGGCAACGATGTTCTTATCGCTCCGGGAGTTGTAACGACAAACGATTACTTTCCTGAACTTCCGGTTGGTGATTGGTCAGAACGGTTTAAAGAAACAACAATAGAAGACAATGTGTCAGTAGGAGCAAACGCAACTATCATTTGTGGTATAAGATTAGGTAAGGGATGTATGGTAGGCGCAGGATCAGTAGTAACAAAGTCAGTAAGTAGCAATGTAATAGTAGTAGGAAACCCAGCAAAACATTTAAGATGGAAATAGAAAAAATATTAGGTCGTAAAGAGTGGACAAGTCTCTTAGACATCACAGCCAACAACTTATCAGTATTAATAACCGGAGCTTCGGGGTCAATAGGTAAAAGACTTGCCGAAAGGTTATTAGGGTGCGATGTAGTAGTAACCGATATAGTAGACTGTCCCAACAAGTTAGATGTAACGGATATGTTTAGTATTTCTAAATACACTAAAAAAAGGTTTGATGTTGTGATTAACTTAGCCGGAGCAAAACACGCCCCATTAGGTGAACAAGATAGCTTTGAAGCCATGAAGATAAACACAATAGGCACAGCAAACCTTATCAAAGCGTTTCCCGGTGCAAAGATAATACTAACTTCTACGTGTAAATCATGTAACCCTGAAACGGTTTACGGAGCATCAAAGTTAATAGCTGAACGATTGACATTAAACTCAGGGAATTCAGTAGCACGATTTTATAATGTAGTTCAATCGAGTGGTAACGTATTTGAAATTTGGGAAGGACAAAAAGATAAAAAGGTAGTAGAATCATGCAATAGATACTTTGTTTCATTAGATGAGGCAGTAGGGTTAATAATATACACTATGGGCGTTCCTATGGGTAGGTATTCAATAAACCCGTTGGAGGTGCGTAATATGGTAGATATTTACAAAGCGATATACTCAGAGCCATACACAAAGATTGAACCCAGAAGAGGTGACCGAGTGACCGAGCTTAAGCATTCGACATCCGAGTGGATAGAAAACAACCATTTTAACGGTTCTATTATTAAAGTAGTCTCTGCACATGATTAATTTTCAAGTACATACGTTAAATTTTTATATTTATAATAGATGAGTAACCTTATAAAAGAAGCTATCGATATTTGCGATGTACATTATTGGGCGTTAGGTGACAGCACAAAGAGGTTCGTAAAATATTGTTCCACGTGTGATGCTTGGATATGTGAAGAGTGTGAACCCAAAGTGCTCCGAAGAGTTAAAGCAGCAACTAACAGACTATTAACTAAATGGCAGTTCTAAACAAACAGCAATACGATCACATTAACGGGTATAGGGATTTAATAAACCTTACCGTTAAGTCGGGAGAACTGGCAAACTATGGACAAGCACGTACATTGCTTGAATGGATGCAAGGTAACGGATTCGGACAAATAGATATAAAATGTAATGATTGCATATTTGCCAATATAAACTTATGTGATAGATTACTCAAACAATATGACGATGAAACAAAATGAAAACATAAAAGATAGTAAAGCATTGGGGAATGATGCCAAAACTCACTATTTGCTTTGTAAGTTATTAGGGAAAGAAAAATTAACTATTTGCACTTTAGCAGACTTTAAAACTAAACAAGATGAAAAAAATACTACTACTTAGTTTAGTAATACTCTTTGCCTGTAATAAGACAGATAAAGAAAACCCTAAACCTTCAACTCATATAGTTGATGTAGCACCTACAAACTATTATACAACTGTTACTATAAATGGTCAGGCTCAAAACTCAGTACAAGGAGCAAGGCAATACAGCTGTAAAACAGGCGATGTGATAAACATTCATTCAGGAGCTTCTTACAATCCTTACGTGAACGTGTCCCTTAAATCTGATGGGGTGCTACTATGGCAATCGCAAAGCTATTCAGATTCATTTACTTATACTTTTAAATAATGGCTAAAGGAGATATAGATTTTACTAAAGTAGGTAGACCCTGCAAGATTGGAACACCCGAAGAAATGTGGGATAAAGCAGTAGAGTTCTTTGAGTTTAGCAAGAACGCTTCGGGGAAGTATCAACCTACAATGGATGGTTTAACCTTTCACATGGGGTTTAGTTCTCGTTCAAGTTGGGTGGATTATTCTAAAAGAAGTTCTGAGTTTTCGCACATGGTAGATAGGATTAAGATGTTTGTACGTTCATGCTATGAGAAACAACTATACGGCTTTGCGTGGGCTGGTAGTCAATTTGCTTTACGTAACATAGGTAAAGAGGATTGGAAGGATGAGATAACAGAGCATCAAAATACAACAGTAACGAACGTAGTAATAGAAGAGAAACAAAGAGATGAGTAGTAGACAAAACGATATACTAGAAATAGTGGTGGTAGTTTTTATAATGATTACTATCGTTGGTCTAGGGTACTTATTTTTTTAAATATTTCGCACTTTGAATTACTATTTATACATTAAAATAAAGACAAAAGAGTTCATCCATAATTTTTGGCGTGGATTTTTCGGAATATGAACTTAGTAATCGAAGAGAAACAAAGAGATGCGTAATGGATGTAACTATAAAACTAGACACAACACCTATATTCACCCGTAACTATGCAAGTGAAAAGAAAATCAAAATCAATAGAGGGGGAACAAGATCGAGTAAGACCCGAAGTATTGCGCAGATTAGCGTCCTTTGGTTATTCACTGGGCAAGTTAGTAGAGAACGAAAAATCCTTAAAGGTGTATGGTCGACTGTCCGTAAATACTCAACTACTCTTGACGCTACGGTTATCCGAGATTTTGAAGAGGAACTAGAAAAGCAGGATTTATATGGAGCAGTTAAGCACAACAAAACAAAACGTACCTATTCTTTTGGCGATAGAATGGTGGAGTTTTTCGGGGCAGATGATGAAAAGAAGCTACGTGGAGCGAAACGTAACATCCTGTATTGCAATGAAGCCAATGAACTTGCGTTTAAAACTCAGTTCTTTCAACTCCTTATACGAACAGAAGATGATATCTTTCTCGACTTCAATCCTGACGATGAGAATGTATGGATTAATACTGAACTAGAACAAAAGCGACTTCACGACATGAAGGATGTGGAAGTGATAGTATCAACTTATAAAGATAACACCTTCTTACCTGAGTCCTTAATAAAAGAGATTGAATACTTAGAGAAGACCGACCCTGAATTTTGGAAGATATACGGACTTGGTGAATATGGTAAAGTGTATGGCGTTATCTTTCCTGACTACACTATCATTGATTCAATACCTACCGATGCTAAACTAATATGCTATGGTATAGATTTTGGTTTTACCAATGATCCTTGTGCTATTATCGAAGTAAGGGAACAGAATGGTGAGCTATTCATTAATGAACTAGAGTATAAACGAGGGATGACCAATCAGGATATATCTGCAAGATTAAAGGAGTTGGGTGTAAAGGGTAGCGATTATATCGTAGGGGATTCGGCAGAACCTAAATCAATTCAAGAGATTTACAACCTTCACTTCAATATACACCCGGCACAAAAAGGGGCTGATAGCATTCGGAACTCAATAGACATTCTAAAGCGTTACAAACTTAATGTAACATCCAATTCATCTAACTTGGTTAAGGAGTTAAGGACTTACAAATGGGCTACCGACAAGAACGGTGATAGTATTCAAAAGCCTGTGGATTATAACAATCACTTAATTGATGCACTAAGGTATGTGGCATTGAATAAGTTAGCTCACTCTAATTCGGGTCAGTATATTATAAGGTAGTCGTGTATATCTATGTTAGCGTAAATTACCGCCACCAGTACTTCTTTCTATTTTCAGCGCTTTCATCAAACCATTTTTGCTTTTCAATTTCCTCTTTCGTAGGCGGTAACTGTCCGCTAACACTAAATAAAAGCAAAACTCGGTTATGTGCTTCCTTTTCAGTTATTACCTCATTTTTAAGGTCTGTAAATATTTGGTCTATTTTATCTTTCATATCGTTCTGCTTTTATTATTTTACGTTATCTGCAACCGTCTTGCTCCGTATTGAAGTTTGTCGGTAATTTAATGAAAAAATTTAAAAAACTTTTCTGTCATTTCGGTATTTGAATATTTATAAAATAAATAATTGAAAACAACAAAGCGTAAAATGGAAGTGCCAATCCAACACACAACATAATACTACTGAATGTGTGTTGAGGTATATATGCGCCAATCAACCCTATTACAACAACAGTATAACCAACTCCTGATATGCCAACAAGCGTTAGAGTAGACAATCTTTTTAATGGAGCATTTGAGAATGGTAAAATTGGAGGTAAA